TCATCCACGTTCTGCGTGTAAGTGATGGCTGTGTAGTTACCAGCGACTAGATTATTAGTAGCTGTGTAGCTGTCTATAGAAGCAGTTAGATCACTGTTGTTTGCCGCCGCCATGAATGCACCAGCTTGCTGTGCGTACTTCTCTACGTTATCAACTGCATCGTTGTATGTAGCAACTTCAGATGCCTGTATGGAATACTCGTCTGTCTGTAGCATACCTTGCAGTGCTACCTGTTCTGGCTTCGTGTCAGCTTCAGCCGCAACTGCGGATACTGATGTAGCTGTAGCAAGAACAGATGTTGCTGATGTCAGTAGGTCAACAGCTAGTGTCAACTGGTTCATTGCCGCTGTGTGCTCTTGAGTAAACAACTGTTTAGCATCTTGTGCTGTAGCGTAGTCGTGTGCAACTACCTTATCTAAAGCGGCCTCGTAGGCAACAAACTGTGCATTTGTTATCTTACCATCATCTAGTGCATCGTCGATTACCACACGTCCAACTGTTGCGTATCCGACAGCACCATTGACCAGCTGTCCACTCGCAAGCAGTTTATTGTTGATGATGTCAATCGTCCCCTTGAGTTCCGTTATCTTCTGTGCGCCTGTCTGGCTGTATGACGGGGGTTGGTGTGACTCTGCGTGTACTGCGGAACCGCTGACTAATAGTGCGGTTGTCGCTGACAGTAGCAACCTTTGCTTTTGTTTCTTCATCACTTAAATCTTCTCCAATTCTGAGCAGAGTGTCCCAAAATACTTTGTCAGTCTCATAGCCAACAATGTAGACCTCTGGGTGTTCTCTGTATTTATCTATTGCCGCTTTACCCATCAGTATTTTACCAGTGACAACATCCATAATAGGACAGGGTGTGCTGGCTAACATCATACTGCGGAATACGTTGCCATCTGGCGAACTACAGAGAACTGATATGGCTGAAACTTGTAGCCCTAGTCCTCCGATTTGCTGTGGTGTTCCTAGTAGTCGGGCGTTCTTGCGGCGGTTGCAGTGCTCATCCTGTTGCATTGTGCCTTGTGAGAAACCAAACATTGTCATCTGGATTCCCGATGTTGTGGGTAATAGACAACTATCGTTACCACCGCCGCCCATAACTGTAGGTGCAATGGAGGACATTACAGGTGCGGCCTGAGAAGCCCCAGCCGCATTGTAATTGTTGGTTTCGTTAGTTGTCGCATTGTTACTATCGACTGCGGAGTCTTGGTAGTTGTTACTGAAGTCTCCGTTGATGTCATTTGCATACGATGGGCTTGCCAACAGTATTAGTATAGGGGCGAATAGTTTCCACATTCTTCAACCATAACTTTCTCTACTTTGTGATCACTGCACATCAGCTTTGTCGCCGCATCTTTGTGACCTATGTAGGCCAGTGTCTGTGCGTTGAGATTACGTTCGCACACTGTATCTCCATGAGGACAACTCGACGGAAAGGCTATCGGAGTGTCTACATAGATTTCGGGGATACAGGCTGTTGTTGTGAGTGAGGTTGCTAGTGCTAGGACAAGCCTAACCATCGCGGTCTGCCATCTTCTCGACTGATGTACGGATGTGTTCTATGTTCACATCTATACGTGCCATAGACACAGCTTGGGATTGAACCATCTGTTCTACTTTAGATATACGCTGTCCGAACTCAACGATGTCTGTTTGATTTTCTTGTATGTCTGCCATCATCATACTGACAGTCCAGACGATTGCTCCAGCCTGAGTGATTAGGCCGAGGAGCAGGGTGACAGGGACACTCTTGGCTATGTGCCAGCCATCAGTGTCTGCCATCAGTCAGCATCCGCAACTGTCAGAGTACCAGCTTCTACTTGCTTTAGTATCTCTGCGTAGTGACGATTGGCTGGGTCTAGTGGGACATATAACTCTTGTCCGTCTATTGTTGCTTTGATGTTTGAGTTGTTGCCATCCATGTCAGCAACATATTGTGCAGTTGTAATGTTCATATTATTTTCCATGATTATAACTCCGCATCAATTCTAAAGTCTTGATACCTAATAAAATACCCATACTTAACAGTATAACTTCCCGTCTTTTTAATGTTTAGAGTGCCTCCATTAATTGTTGCTCCAGTTACTTCAGCAAGTGTTGGAGTTACCCAAGACCCTGTAAATACCTGTCCAATAGATGGTACTGATATAGATGGTGGAACTCTTTTTGTAACCGTAAAAGGAAGAGAGATATTTTGACTCTCAGTAGACCAAGCAACCCCATTTAAGCGGTAAGTATCATGAAGGTAGATTTTTTCATAATACCTCTGACACTTCGCCAGTTCATCTTCATATGACCTATGCTCGAATGGAGTAGGTTCACTTCCTAATTCCATCTGAGGAAGAGCAAACTCGCAATAATCATTTGTTGCCAAATTAACAGGAGTAAATATTGGTTGAAACTGTATGACACCTCCTACTGACGTGTTCATATTAGTAGGAAAAGTATAAACAGCATAAATTTTATGCCAATCACCATCCGAAGGGATTTCGCTACCAATAAAGTAACAATTTACAGTGTCACATATACGCATACTTTGACCTGCTACGTTTGTACGAATCCATGCGGATAGTACCACTTTTTTACCTTGTAAGTAGTCTTTTCCATACGCCTCTACTTTCTGGAATGGGTGAAAAAACCCATTTGTCGCATTAGCGGTTGCAACTGTTTTTAAACTATTTGTTATTGTACCATCAGGTAAAGTTACTTCTTGAATACTGGCAGACCAATCAGATCCATGAACATATGTTATCCAGCGATCTGCTAGGAATGTAGAAACGCCTGCAGTTATACCAGTAAGGCTAGTTATGCCTCTTTGATTAACACGAAACTCTGAGTTATGTAAGATATTTCTGTTTGACAAAGCCCCTGCATCATAAGCATCATTGATCTCATCTAAGCTAGTCTTGTTGCCTAAGTTGGCTAAGTCTCTTGCTTTAGTCATAAGTTACTACTCCTTATGGTTTTGTAGGCCACGTCACATCATCTAGTGAAGTTGCACTTGATGTAATGTCACGTAGTGCTTGTCTGTATGCAGTCTGTGCAGAAGTCATTGTACGATCCGACCCTGCCCACCAATCAGTAACGGCAATCAAACGATCACGTTCTGCTCTGAGTAGCTTCATAGGTTCAGCCGCAATCAATGCGTCTTTCTTAGCTGATACTGCCGACCAAGTTGTACCCCAATCAGATGGGTCTTGGCTCTCAATTGCTGAACCATTTGCATCTGCGCCTGTTACTTTGGCGTACATGGTTGTGAACTCAGCTTCTGTTGTTGGTTCGCCACGGAGTACCCACTCTGTAACACCCAACTCTGATAGTGCTGTTGATATTGTTGTCATTTTATCTTCCTTGTTTTATCCTATTAAATATCCACTTGCTGTAGATGCCCCAGCAAAACTCCAACTGGTATCATTCTGTGTTGATATTTTAAATTCTATTGTATCTCCAGATTCCAGTTTAAAACATTCCGACATATTAAAACTGTGATAATCAGCCGCTGGATCACCTGTGATCGCATATGCTTCAGACTGACCAGTGGTTGATCCATTTATTGTGATTCTTCCAACTAAATAACCCGTACCTACACCATCTACTCTAATGTTTGAGTTTAGTTGGTACACTCCGTCAACGGGTACTGTCACAACACCGCCACTGAAAGTAAACCCACCTTGGTTAAAACAATTTTGAGCATTAGATGTAATTACGTCAAATGGGCAAATAACACCAGCACCACCAGATGTTGTTTGAGAGCTACTTGAACTTCTTGCAATACGAAATGCGGGTTTAACTACAGAATGAGAAATATTACCACTACTGTCAAAACTCATTACAGATGTACCACCAGCAGTCTGTATCTGATCGACTTTTATTATACTGGTCATTGTGCTATCTCCTCCAACATAAATGTAAAATAGGACGTATTATTTTCTTGCCAAATAGCATTGTGTCCTCCTCCACCAGTTCGGGTTCTGAAGAATATTCTGTATGTTGCAGTTGTGCCTTCTGGGCTAGGATCAATAACACATATATTATGTGGTGCTGTATTTAGTGTTGTACTGTTATATACTTGTTGTAATCCAAATGATGCTCCGCTAACTAGATCATTAGCAGTGGAGTAAGTTGTGCTAGAAGTTCTACAAATAGTTTCAATCATGCCAGTAGGGAAAGCGGCAACATATGCGTGTCCTCCCTGTAAGGATATACGCACTTTACTGTTTGAGTGTTTAAGATTTATTGTTAAGCTAACTCCTGTATTTACATAAGCACTTGAGGTAGTAGCAGTCATACCAACACTTTGAGGTTCCCCTCCTACAACCTGTATAACATGCCCTGCAATATGCACACCATTACCACTGGTCTTCTCAACGAGGCTATCGACTTTTAATGTACTCATACTCCAAACTCCACGCATTGGATCATAGGATCGCTGTGTTCTCCATACTGCATAAATGGATCACCATTCCATGCTTTAAAACTATATGTATATGTTCCAGCCGATAGGTTTTCGTCCCAGAATGAATGGTGAAATTCCTCATTCCAGCCAGTTCTACAAACCGTTATTGCTGTTGTACCTAGAGCAGTACCATCTCTGTAAAGACGATGCCATTGCCAAGCATCACTTACATCTGAGTTATTTTGTTCACCTTGCGCTGTTACAAATACAGTTGAACCTTCAGAAACAGTAATAGCTACGCTCATTACTGTAGTTGCCGTTGACGTA